GTCGTCGTTCATCTTTTTGGTGAAACCGGCTTCCATGACTTGCATGGCGCGACCGACAATATCCCAACGAGCTTCGCGAGCATAGCGCAACAAGAAGTCGATGCTGCTTGTAATGCTGTACGTTGGAATCATGACGTAATCGCTCTCGACCGCGCGTTCAGGAATGCGACCGTGACCGGGGTTGGTGTAAGCAACATGCTCACCTTCAAGTCCGGGGCTGATGAGATCCAGTGGATACTCAGTGCTTCCTCCCGGCTCTACATTGATCTTCTCGAAAATATTACCAAGAATATTTCCCACCAAAACACCCTTACGGAGTGGGGTTTCCAAAGCAACGGCGAATTCTCTTTGAGCAGCCATAGCTGTCTCAAGATTGCCGTCACCTGATTGACGAAGAACGCTAAGGAATTCTTCGCTAGGTCTTTCTGTATATGACATTGTTTTATTCTCCTAGTTAATAAAATTAAGCGAAGTTGGGAAGATTGACGTACAATTTAGCGTAACCGTCAGCATCTTTACGTGACATCCAGCGACCGATAACTGCGCTACCGGAAACGGAAGGGTCTACTGCCGCAGCAGTAATATTACCATCAGTAACGCTGTCGGCATAAGCCAAAGCACCGGCTGTTGGTGTTCCAGTTACGTTGTTTGTTACAACCCAACCGCGAGTAAGGACGGTGACTTTGCCACCTTTTTGAACTTCATCTTTATACTGGTTAAGATGAGTTCTTGTCAGATCCTTATTAACAACGTCATTGAGAAGGATTCCAACAGGAATAGCAGTAGCTGCTGTTACTTGCTGGTAAGAAACAAGGTTTTCGCCTTGGTCCAAAGCTGCACCAGAGGCAAGACCTAGATCTGCCAAGCATACAACTCCACCGCGAGTAGCAGTACCAGCATTATAGAAAAAGCTGATATCTGTTGATTCTTCGTATCTATCTGCTTTAAGAGCCATGATTTTAATCTCCTATAATTACGATTTTTTGTTGAGAACGTTAGTTTCAAGCCAGTTAGAGATACTAGCTCTTGTTGATTCTACTTCGTCTACCTCTGGGGTAGCCTCTACCAAAGTTGCTTCAGAAGTTTCTACATCTTCAAGAAGTTCAGGTGTCACATCAGCTTCTGCCTCTTCAGCCATAGGTTTTTTCACCATAGGCTTGGCGTCTGCTTCTTTGTCTTTACCTTCTTTTTCTTTCTTCTTTTCAAGAGCTTCTTTAAGCGCTGGAGGCATTGCTGCTTCAGCTTCTTTCTTCTTGTCGTCTTTCTTCTTCATGAGTGCGACAACAGCTTGGAAAGCTTCGTCCTCAAGAGCGTCGAAATTAGCAAGAGACTCTTCAACCTCTTCTTCGCTGAGACCGGCATCAGCAAGTGAAGCCTTTCTCTTTTCCATTTTCTCTTTTTTCTTCATGTCGTCCATTTCTTTCATGGCGACTGCAAGATCTTCTTGAGATTTAGCAAGAGCGTCTTGAAGTTCAGCAACTTTAGCTTGTGTGCTTTTGACACTTTCTTCAAGTTCAGCAATACTTGCATCTTTCTCGTCTACGGTAGCTTCAAAAGCCTCTACCTTGGAAGCAAACTCTTTATCTTTTGCTTCTTCGATTTGAGCTTTAATAGCTTCGTTTTCTGCTTTAGCTGAAGCAAGTTGAGCCTGAACATCAGCCAGCTGCTTCTCTAAAAGATTCTCAGACATTTTTAAATCTCCTATGTCAAGATTAAAATCGTTATCTACATTAAATGCAACACTTTTAAGAATAACACTACGTGGGTTAGCAGGCTTGGAAACCAAACCTTTGCCGGAAAAAGAGATATTCTTTAAAGCTCTACCCACTTTATATCCTTCATACTCTCCGGTTCCGCCATATACTCTAAGATGTTTTGTTAGGAATGAAGAATCTTCATCTCTAGCCAAAACCTTCCTAGCTCCATCTTCATTTGACAAAGCATAATCAAATCCAGCAAATAGACATTCCATAGAAACGTACCACTTACCTTCTTCAATTTCTGCAATAATCTGCTCCATCCTTTCTTTATTTTCGCTTTTTGTCCAGCTATTGTAAAGAACGGCTTGAGTGATTATGTCAAAATCTTCTGGCATAGGGGAATCATCAGAAACCGCCTTGCCGTCTTTTGATAGCACATAGCTACCGGTAATATGTCCGATGATGTCACTCTCATCGTGCATAAAGTTGAATTGTTTGTCTTCTGGCGTGTTTCGCGCTGCCCAAGTCGCCTGTGGCATAAACACGTCATCATTTTTGTTCCAACCGCAAGAAACCAGAACAGATTCTAAATAGTACAAATCTATTTGGTCTTTGTTTTCTGCAACCGCTTTTGCGATGACCTCTTGTGGCGCATCAGATTTAAAAACGGCCTCAGAACAGTATGCAACACTAGCCGTACTCTTTACGAGTTCGCCAATGCCGTCATTTATTTCGTTTTGGAATATTTTAATTGTCATGTATCACCTCTAAGAATTATACACGAAAAAATAATTTTTATTTAATTATGAGAATTATCTACCTAAAAAGTACTCAACATACGCTGATATAGCGTGTCTTTTGTAATCCTCTATATTCATATTTTCTGGACTAATTTTACCAGAGTTTAGAATATTAGAGAAATCTTGTGGCATTCTCTTGTTAGAAGCAACTGTCTTGCAGATGTCATCTTCAGATATATCCGACATGGCAGTTGTGTTTAAAAGAACATGTAATTTAAGTCTTTCAAGCTCTCTTACCTGAGATTTTGTTAGACCTCTCATGTTTTTCTTTTTGTGGATTCCCAAGTAAGCACTATTTAAAGTGGCTGATATTTTGTCAAATGTTTGATTAGTCCAAACTATAAACTCAGCAACTCCGGGTTTAGACCTTGGTGTATCAACTCTTTTCTTTCTTGGCCCTTCGTCAAGACTTGCTGGAGGTCTCCCATTAGGATTTATTGGTTTTTGAGACTCTTTTTTCTCTGCTACCTTTTGGTTCACTTTTGCCTGCTTGTCTATTTTCTCAAGCTCCTGACCATGATTAGGATTATGAAATGGACTAGCTTTTTCTGGTAAGTTGTCTGAATCTCTAGCTTTATCCTCTCTGCGCAGTCTCATTTTCTCAACACCCGGAACTTCTTTAAATCTCTCAAGCACTGTTTCATGAGATATTATGTCTCTATCAGCCAACTGTATAAGAAGGTTCTTTTCTGTTGACTCATCAGACAGGCTCATTTGATCGTAAACAATATGCGGAGACTTTCTAAAGCCCATAGCTTTTCTAACGATCTCGCACTCTTGCTCCCAGAACTTGGTAAGCTGATCTCTTCCGTATTGCAGTCTTTCTACAAGTGTTTTTAGGGATATGAAATTATTTGTAAATCCGCCGCCATTTCCAGCCATGCCTGTGAGAGTTGGGGGAACACCTAGTCCAGCATAGATACTATTGAGAACAGAGTTGTATTTTTCTGAACCTAAAAATTTGTACACCTGACTGTTTGACTCTGTGTAAGAAAGCTCTGGACCCCAAACCAGTTCCATCGTACCTCCACCAACATTACTCGCAAGGATGTCTCTAAGCTTGTTGATTGCGGCTTTATTTGGAAGAATCTTATGATCTAAGTTACCAAGTGTCCACAGTCTAATATTAGAAATAGCCCCATCTAAGGCAGAAAGGTCGGCAAGCCTCATTTTTTCCAACATGATAATATCGTCAAGGATTGCATATATAAGAGGGTTTGCCCAGTTTGTCCAGTCATCTTTTTTGTAATAAAATACAGAAACTCTTTCAGGGTCTAGCTCAACCTTTCTAGCGCCTTGTTTTATTTTCTCTTTTAGTTCTGGAGGCAACGTATCAATTACGTGTGCAGGTATAGAGCCATCTTTAAAATTATCCAGCACAGAGTGTGTTCTTATTTCAAATCTATGCCTACCCAAGAAAAGGTTTAGCTGACTATCTTTCATATCAATAGAAAGAGGATTAAAATAATTGTATCTCCAAGGAATTTGACCTTTTTCAAATTCAGGGACTTCCACGGTTATATCTTTACCCATCGACTTGATGTATTTTGTCACATCGGGTGTAATATTCGCATAACTTCTATAAGCGATCACCTGACCAGACCTGTAAAGTAGGTTTGCAAATCTTTCAGATCTTTCTTTGCCTTCACATTTTTTAAACCACTGTTGGTAGAATTTTTCTACGCTTTTGTTTTCGTGTACAATGTTAATTCCTTGACAAGTAAAATCACCCATCAAATCAATCACATTCCTAATAATTCCTACCTTATCGTAAGCATCCATGCACATTTTAATAATGCGCTTTTGTTTGTGTGGTACTTTTTCGTCTGGCCTGAACGCATGATAATCATGACTTGTGAACCCCGGTCTTACAGACCTATTTGTTTCTATATCTTTAAAATCTCTATAGTGACTAGCTTTTGATACACCGGCATAGCTTTCGCCAGCTTCAGAGAATTGTTGGAATGCTGTTGCTCTACTTGAAGCGTCAGAATCGTTCCAAGTTATTAGAGATTTTTCTTGGTTCATCTTGTCCCTTTATAGGTAATTGGAATGCATTTCAATTGTTATTGTATTATACACAAATTAGTAAATATCTTTCATGCTATCCGTAAACCAATTTGGGCCAGAGTACATATTTTGTTCATTTTTTTGTTTTGAGTCAGTAGGAAGGGTAGAAGCAAAGCCTCCAAAGAATTGGTATTGCTCAGGCGTTATCGCTCTGGCTATTCTTCTAGCTGCCATGTTAGCCATAATTAAAGAGGAGTACCTATCTTTTCTCATCTTACTTTTCTTTCCTGCCGCAACAATCACTTCGGGTGTATCCCACCTGTCTCTACCGGAAGCAGTTTGAGTCATCTGGATCATAGAAAGTTCGTCTTTGAGTTCTTCTATATCCATAACACACTCTTCTAGGGTGTCATACATCCTACCCTTCATTCCATCTTCTATGTTTGATATACCAACAGTTATTGAGTCAAATCTCGGAAATAGTATAACTTGATCTTCTAGGTCTTTTCTTAATCCGTGATTAGCTTCTGCAAGCCAGTCATACTTTGCAAATTGACACATCTCTAAGATATGTAATCCACGCTGGTCGTCTGTATCTTTAGGTTTGTCTTCGTCTATTACAGGCCAGATTTCTATTTCTCCTTCTTGTATCTTATCTTTATCGTGTAGCGACTCCATCACTGCTATACCACCACCCTGCGCGTCCATAGCAATATGAATACAGGGAAAAAGCTTCATAAGATCTCTGATTTTCCTAGCGCAGTATGAGTAAAAGTCTGTTTCTGTAGAGTATCCTCTTTTTACTTTCTCTTTGTGTTCTGATCGGTTTGTAGTCCAACAATGTACTATGCGTCTGTGATCTTCATTTAACTCTAAAACAATAATACTAAAATTATCAACCTCGGAAGCAGGGTCAACACCAAATACATATTTCTTGTTTGGGTCTCCCATAAGTTTTGCTTCAAAGATAATATCATTGCCCTTATTGTCTTTTGTTGGCTTTTTATCGTCCACTACACAAGACTCTATCAAGGATCTCTTGAAGAAGCCCTCTGAGTCGCGCGTAAACACTGCCCCGAACTCCATCTGATAGATACCAGCGTGAACCGTAGCCTTAGACCTAGCGACCTGTGAGGCATCCATAAAGCCATCTGGTAACAATTCGTAAGGTATTCTCATTATTGAGTACTCTGTCCAGTCAAAATTATCTGGAACATCTTCTCCACCAAATACTTCTCTTAGTTTGTTTTGCTCTCCTTTGCTTTTTATTATAGACTTCCACCTTTTCCAGTATGTGGCAAAGTGATTGAAGTCGTAGTAAGCTGTACCAGAAAGTATAATTTGGTTATCTTTATCTTCTAATTTATTTTCGTCTTTATCCTCAATTTCTATACCTAGCTCTTTTGCTTTTTTCTCTGCCGCTAAACGTTTAACATTCTCGATAGGGTCTGAACTTACAGCAGCAAAACCTGCAACAACCGTTTCAAAGATATCGCGAGGAATAGAAGCAAATTCGTCAGAGATAATATCATTAGCTCTTTGACCCCTGATTTTTTGTCCGTCGCCAAGAGGTAGGCAAGTAACGCGAGAATCATTAATACGCATAACACAACGATCAACATCTCTACGGGGTCCAGAGTTGCCATC